CAAGGGTAACACCGACGCAGAAATCCAAGCACTAGCCGCGCAGTACACACTAGAAGGCTACACCGACCAGCAGACGCAGCACGAAGTTCAGGTAATGATTGACGGTGCACGGGAAAAGGGTTTCGCGCCTCCTGGTATTGCTCCCGCCGTCGACGACGACGAAGTGACCGCTGTAGCGGCGGGTTCTAATGTCCCTATCGTTGATGGCAAACCAATCCCCCACTGGCCTACGGGCTTTCGTTGGAACGGCGGTTCGTTGAGCCGGTCACACACCGACACCGACGGCCTTACTACATGGCGACCTTTCTGTCGTACCTGCATCTACCCAATTAACCGCATCCGAGACAGCGAAGGTACGTGGGTAGTGCACTGGAAGGCGCTTGAGAAGAACGGCAGCTGGCGTGAGTTTTTCATGCCCATGCACGAACTAGCATCCACCGACTTGATGGCTAAAACACTGGCTAGCCACGAAGTCTTTCTTCACCCCATTAGAAACGCGAGGGCCGATATGGCAGAGTTTACAGTTACCATTATCGAAGAGCTACAGAAGTGGCGCATTGAGACCAAGACGTACAAGCAGTTTGGTTGGTTGCCCGACCGCACAGGCTTCGTCATAGGCACCAAAATGATTACCGAAAAGGGTGAGACTGCGGTGCTGTGCGAGGACAGCGTACCCGACGACATACGCACCGACTTCGGACGCTCCGGTACACTCGACGAATGGGTGGACAACATCGGCAAGCTGTACAACCGTCGAGGCGCAGAACCACTACAGTTTGCACTGTGTCATTCTATGGGTTCCGTTCTTGTCGAGTTGATGGGTTCGTCCAACTTCCACGGCCTGCCGCTTGCGTTCACAGGTCACGGTGGCACAGGTAAGTCCACCGCATGTAAGGTGGCGCTTGGGTTCTACGGCAATCCTAAGTTTATGGAACGTCAGACTGGCGACCAAGGCTCGACGCTCAACGCGGCTATCAAGCGCGTAGCCATTATGGGGTCCATACCTATATTGCTCGACGAGTTCTCAGGTCGATCAGCCGAAGAGTTGACGCGAACCGGCTATGCTCTGGCCAACGGCAGGGACAAGGAACGGCTCGGTACCAACGGCAAGTTTACTACGGTCGGCGGCGAGTGGTTCAAAAGCTCATTCATCACCAGCAACGACAGCATCCTAGAAAGTATATCGAAACTGCCAGTGGGTTATCGTGTTGAGGCCACGCAGCTGCGCTTCTTTGAGGTTCAGCTTCCGTCGGACTACACCACCAAGACCTTTCCCGACATCACGCAGCAGTTCATCGAACACCACATGGATAACGTCTACGGCGAGGCTTGCCTGCCCTACATTCGTTTCATCATCGCCAACACCGACTGGGTGCGTAGGCAGATCACAGCAGCACGGGCCAAGTTCAACCCACAGTCCAACGAAGACAACAAAGAGCGGTTCTACCGCGACACCATCGTCACGGCATGGGTGGCAGGTAAGATAGCGCAGAAGGTCGGGCTTATATCGTTCGACCTCAAGTCCATGAAGAAGTGGGCCGAGGACCACGTGCAGACGTTGCGCGAGAACCGCAAAGAAACCAACGCCGACATCGGCGAACACCTTGCTGCTTTTATCTCTACGCTTCAGGGACGACTCATTGTTACCAAGCGCCTAGGACACGGCAACACCCGCAAAGAAGACCCCGCTGTTATGCTGCGCGGCCCCGCTATCGGGCGTGTGTGCACCGAGGACGAACGGGCCTTTATATCCCGCAGCGCGATGGGCGACTGGTGTCAGGAAAACGGCGTAGCCCCCAAAGCCATGCGTTCTGAGCTGGATCGTGCAGGCTACCTAGTGTTCCAAGCCGACGGTGCGCACAGCCTGCGCCTGCACTTGGGTCAAGGATCGACTGTGCCGAGTGGCCAGACCCGTTGCTACGAACTCAAATACCAAAAACTTATGATGGGTAGCAGCCTGTCGATTACTGAGGATGTCGCAGATGAATGATTTACAGCAGGTACGAAAGACGATTAGATTCAAGCTAAACGCTATGACACTAGACGCTAACAGGCGGCATCGGCGTGGGTTAAAACAGCAGCTGGAAGACTTGACCCACCTGTTCGAATTGCTGGAGAGGGAGACAGAAAATGGCTAAACCAAAACCCGCTCCCGACTGGGCTACGCCACCACTTACAATCCACCAAGCAGCCGAAGCCTTAGGTTTTTCACGGGACTCACTCGATCTAGCGCTAAAAGACCCGGGCGTGGAAGTGGGTGTTCATTTCGAGCTTCGCGGGAATCGCAAAGTATTCTACAAAGAAAACATCTTAGAAATTAGGAAGGTGTTGATCCGATGCGCCTCAAACTCACAACGCGGCACGGCAGCTACTATGTCGATGGGTACGGCCCCGACGGCAAGAGGCACCGACGCGCTCTCAAAACTACGAATGCTCGCCGCGCAGAAGAACTGAGGGCGCAAATAGAATCAGAGCTTTGGTCGGTTCACATGTACGGTTTAAAAGCTGTCGTGACCTTCGACCAAGCAGCGCTGGAGTATGCGCAGGACGGGGGCGACACACGCTTTCTGGTGGGCATAACCGAGCAGCTGACTGGTATGTTGCTGAAAGACATAACCCCACGGATCATCAGAGCCGCTGCAAAGAAGGCTTACCCCGATGGTGCAGGCGCTACGTTAAACCGGCAAGGCATAACGCCAGCGAGAGCCGTAATAAACTACGCCCATGGTGAAGGCTGGTGCGCCCCCATTCGGGTTAAAGCGTTCGAAGTCAAAAAACCTAAGCGCAAAGCCGTGGGGTACGAATACCTGTTGGCACTGCAACCCCACCTGACAGTAGAACGCCGCTTTCCCAACGCTCCACCGTACTTGTTTGCGATGCTGTTGTTTCTACACACCACAGGGCGACGGGTCGGGGACGCGATAAAGCTGACGCCCGACGACATCAAGTGGGACATAAACAAAGCGCACATCGACAAAACAAAGAACGGCACGGAAGCGTACGCCAGTCTTGTGCCAGTGCTTGCGGATATGCTCAGGGAAATGCCACCGCGCCACGGACGCGTGTTTGGGTACCTAGATCGACGAAGTGTTTACAAGTCGCTCAAAATGGCCTGTGCAGCAGCAGGGGTCGAATATCTTGGTACGCACCAAGTAGGTCGTCACAGCTTTGCGACATCGCTAGAAAAGCTAGGCTGGTCCGCAAAACAAATCGCCGACGCTGGCGGGTGGAAATCACCCCGTTTGGTGGCCGAGACTTACATCCACACCGACGATTCTGGGGAGCGAGCAACGGCTCTTTTGGGCAAGAATTGGTCACGGACATTAAAAGTAGTCAAGTAACATGTTGATTCTAAACGCTTATTCTCTCCAGCCTACTTCCCTGCTAAGGGAGTAACGGGGTGACTCGTTCGAGGGTTCGAATCCCTTCGTCTCCGCCATTTTATACAATAATACCAATGACTTATTTTTATCACCATCCTCATTAACCCCCACTCAGGTAGAGTAACTTCCTACATATTCCGAGAACATTGGGCCTATTTTGAGAACAAACGGTCACGTTTTGGTCACGTTTTTATTTTGGTCAAAAAAAAGACCCAACAGGGGGAGAGCGCCTGCTGGGTCCAGTTGGCCGTGCTGGGAGGACACGGCGGGAGGGAACTTAATTACCGGTTAGCTGCTTTCGATACTTATCTTCGCGCTTGCTCTGCCGCCTTGGGGCTTTCATCAAATCTGAAACTGGCTGACGTTGCAGGGTGCCACGCTCGTTGTTGAAGAACGGACGGATACGATCTTTGGACGCTTGCAGGTCACGCCACTCCTGTCGTAGCTCTTTTTGCTTGGCCCTATCGCGGTCAGCTTTTGCGTCGATGTATTCGTTGCGCAGACGACTGCTCTCACTATTAAAGTATTCCGTCAGCTCGTACTGCTGCCCTCGGGTCCATTTAATTTTGTTGATCTCGGTAGACGGCAGGCCCATGGCGTTTAGCATCAAGCTGCCGATATTTATTTCTCGGGGGTCGATCACTATATCGCCGTTAGAAAGCGAGAACCCTTCTGTGGCCAAACGAAATGTTTCTGTGGCCGACCTGACACCTTTAGGCACCGAGTATTCGATGGCTTTGAGCATGTCGCCTTTTTCCATGTAACCAGCTGCTCGGGCAAAGTTAGCTGCTGTCGTACCGGCTGGACCGAGAAGACCAAACCAAACATCTTTTATGCCGTCTTCGCTAGCTTCAAAGTCAACGTACGGCATCGGCAGAAATATTTTTCCCTGACTTAGCTTCGTACTCATATCGACACCGAGGAACGCAGGTAGGCCACGGGCCAGCACGTCGGCCAGCTTTTCGTTTTCTATCTTAGACCGAATGTAACGCTCTAAATCTTCTGGCTCATCCTCATCCCCCAGCAGGGTCGTAAACACCCAGTACAGGCTACCCAGCATTGGAACCCCAGTCAGCCCCGCAGCAAGTCCCGCGTACGCAAGAGAATAACCCAAAATGCGTCCGCCCACAGCTTTTTCTTCCTGCGAACCGAACCGAATTTGATTAAACGCGTCAGTGTAATGCCACGCCATTATGAACTGATACTTACGATATTGCACTGTGACTTTAGGAAGAGCTTTTAACAGCAGTGGAGCGTCTAGTCGTGAGAAGTTACCCTGCGTATCCTGCACGACCGCTGTAGCGTACTCCAGCGGCGTCATCTTCATCTGCCGCATAGCATTGGGATTTTTCTTGGCCATGTCGTACGCAGCAATCGCTGACGAGACACGGTTGTGGGCTTCGACGTAACGAGCCACTTGATACAGGCGATGCGTCATGCCCCCGAGAAAGTCAGATGCTTTGTTTATGCTGTCGTAGCCAAAATCAAATTTGTCTAAGTTGCCAAGGTCTTCTTCCATGCCGACGTCCAGCAACTGGTGCAGCTGCAAATACTCTAGCAGCCTGCGGTACTCAGGCGGGGCTTTTTCAATATTGATCCCGACTTGGTTCGTACCCACCAACCCAACAGTAGCCGCCGTCTTTACTTGGTTAATGAAGCTCCCGTCGATAATGCTCCTAGCCACACCGTAACCTTTGAACAATGCAGCCCATGCACCGTTGTGGTCGTTAAAGTTTCCAGCAAGGCGCGGTAGCGTAACCATGATCGGCTGCGTAGCGTTTGTAAGGTGGTATCCGATGCTAGTTGTCAACATGTAAACAGAGTTGGCCGCAGCAATGCGATCTTGGATGGGCGTATCCACTTGGTTAAGCGTGTCTTTGTAATGCTTAACAATCATGTTGTACGTGTCTTGCTGTTCTTTACGAGCGCCGCTAGACGGCTTCGCCTCTGCAAGTGCTGCGTTTATAGTTGCCCCGTTCTCCATCTGCGAAATCAAACTAGCTTCAGCGCGTGCATGAGACAGAAACGACCGCATCATGTTTTTGTCGTAGCCTGCTCTGTTCATACGTCGTGACCCAGACAACCGAGCGCTGCGCTCGTCCAGCGACTGGAAGTACAAGTTCTTAACTAGGTCTTGAAAGGCTTTCTTGGCGTCAGCAGGTATAGCCGAGTTGTTGCCAGCTTGCAGCGCACCAAGGACTTTCTCGTATACTGCTGGATTGCCGATGCGATCGCTTTCGATGTCTGCTTCTCGCTCCGACCACTCGCCAAAAGCGTACTTGTCTCTGTTCGCGTCAACAAATTGTTCTGCCGCCCCCGGCGTATCGAAGAAACGGATTACATAGTGGTCAGGGTCAGACTTTAATTTATCTATTTTTTCACGAAGTTGTTTTGTAACGGCCTTAGGGTCAAGCGCATCGCGTTTATTTTCCGCATCCACAAGCTGCTGTGACTTTAACTCCCCTGCAAAGTTACCGAACCGTTTAAGGGGCGCGTACGGCCCTTCCAACGCTGCCTCGGTAAAGAACTTTTTGTCCACGCCTAAGGCTTTGGCTATGGCAATCTTTCTCTGCCGCATGTTTTCACCGTGCGCAAACACGTCCTTGGCCAGCTGCTGCTCACTCTCGCTAAGCCCGTCAAAAATCCGTTTCATTATCGGGTCTATCTTGACCGTCCTGCCCTTAATCTCAGGGTCGTAAGCCCATTTCTGGAAGAACGTTGACTTGCCGATAAAGTCGTCAACCGCATCCAGTCGAGCGGGGTCTAAGTTTGTCGCCCGTATGGCAATGTCTTCGAACTGCCTGCGTATCTCGTTACGCGTGGCTTCTGCGGCTAGCATACCATCGTACCAACGACCGACGGCAGGCATTTTTTCACGAGACTGGCCGACGATTTGGTGCAGGAACTTGAGAGATTGCGTACCAGCTTTGGCGATAAATTTAGCGTTGGTAAGGAACGGCTTTACTTGTGGGCCTTGTGTCTTAGCGGCCCAGCTTTCTTTAATACCATATCGAATTTCGTCTACGGTATTTTTCTTGTTACTGACGCTTTTCCCCGGCGTACGGCCTATGACAATCAGGTTGTCTTCATCGAACACGACGCTGTTGTACGCAAGCCCTTGATCTGCTGACGTGGCACCGAGTGTCCCCGCATCAGGGAATATTGCACCCTTAACGCCGAAGTCGTCCATCATCATAGAGATGACCATATCCTCTTGCCCAGAGAAGCTGTTTTTACCACGAAACGCAGGTTTACTTTTCGATTTGTCGGAAAGCTGGTCAGCCATATTACTCAGCATAGCCGAACTGCGAGGGTGAAGTTTTAACGCCAGCTCCATGCCCCTGTACACGTCAGCACCAGAAGCACTCATAAACGTCTCGCCAAGAAAATCAGTTAAGTCAGACGTCAACGCTGCTTTAGCCCTGTCTTTGTCGGCTTTTGAACCCGGGTTGTTTGCGTCAAAAAGTGTGGGGTTGCCCAAAAGAAGGGGGTCGTGCCGTTTTTTGATTTCGTTCATCCGCGAAGTAATGTCACTCGTGTTTGGGTCGGACAAAACGGGGCTTTTGTGGAAAATATAGTCTAGCAGGTCAAACGCATCTATCGGCGGTAACGACAGAAACATTTTTGTAAGTCTTTCTTCGATTGCTGGGTTCTTATAAATCTCTGAACCCCACGGCATCATGTCTTTGTCTTCTACCAGCGTGTCCACAAAGACCATGTTACCTTCGACGCCCATCTCCTTGCGGTAGGCGGCGACGTCTTTCGACGCTTGCTCCTGTATTTTCCTAAGCTCGGTTTGCGCCTCAGCGTGTTTGTCTACATCCTGCTGGCTTGGAACATTTCTGTGGAATACCACGGCCTGTACATTAAAACTAACACGCGTCCCGCCTCTAGTCGGGTAGGTAATTATCGTTTCCGTAAGATCATCGGCTGTTTCCCGAAACTCGATACGTGGCGGTTCAAGAGGGGGTTTATGCCAACCGGGGGCGTTGCGTTCCTTAACCTCAGCTGCTGTCCCGATGGTGTTTCTTGATGGTGGGTTAAATTTCTGAATTACTTCTGACACCACTGGTGGCATATCGTCGAGTTCAATACGTTTGTTTAGTGGGTTGTTTGGATCAGAAAGAGCCGCTTCTCTCCCCTCTTTACCTTTACGTTTTTCGTCCTGACGTAGATACCAGCGTGCGATAGAGAAGCGTTCAGCCAGATAAGTACCCCAGCCGTAGGCTTGCGCTCCTTCACCCATGCCCATGTATGCGTGGTTAAACCGCCTGAAGTCAGCAGTCGCCCCGTGTTTCCGAGCGCGTAAAGATATACGTGCTGCGCCTTGCGCCAGATCGACGACATCCTGTGCAGTAAGATTATCGGTGTTGTACTTTATTTTGCGCAAAGCCTTTTTAAACAGTGCGTACAGTTCACGCAGCAAGCGGCCTATTGGTGTTTTAACGCTTGGCTCCACGCCCATTGCCGTGGCTTCTTCCAAGAAATAAGCGAGTGTTTCCGACGTGACTATCTCTGGGTCTTTCGCCATGCGGCTATCGACCTGCGCAGCGTTTTGCACCCGTTCAAGCGCTTTTTTGCTGATGATGCTTTCAAGTGAGTTATCGTTCTGGGAAGCCCATTCGTTAACTTTCAGTTCTAACCTTGCTCGGGTATTGGCGTCTACCATCTGGTCGATACCTAGGTGAGAACCGACTTCGTGCATAAAGGCTGCGCGTTCGCCACCGGCTGCAATGTTGCTAAGGATGAAGTGTGCAGTGGTTGTGCCATTACTATCTTCCGAAACCCAGCCAAATGAAGCTCCGCTCTTTACGTTAGCCAGCGCGTCACCGCCAAGGTTTTTAAGTATCCGTTGTGCTACGACATCAGACTCGTTGTCGAAGACCTTTACCCGCCAGTTGGTGCTTTTACCTGTTAGTTCTTTAGTGAGTTTTTCAAAGACTTCTCTGGACCCAGTCTTAGGTTTTGGGTCAACATCAAAATCATTGCCGGTCAGGTCTTTAAACCCATAACGTTGGCCGATCGTGTTGTAGTCGTACTCACGCGTAACCCAGCCAATGTCGTTTGTTGCCGCGGCACCCGTAATTCGTGTTGCTGTGATGTTAGGAACGACCCCGCCGTTCATCCTCGTTAAGCGCCTGCGGACCTCTCTCATAAAGCGCAGGTTTTGCCGCATACTGACGCCCTCAAGCCTAGGCATCGTATCTCCACCGGAGATTATTGGCGCGTCAGTAACTCTGATGCCGGTAAGTTTTTCTAGGTCAGGGTTTTGTGGTCCTTGTATAATCGCGTCGTAAGAGTTACCGACTCCTTCATTCCGCTTTAAAGTAGCAGTTACGATTGCTCCTGGAATGTTTGCGTCTTTTGAAAAAAGTTCTACCTTGAGGCTTTCAAAGCCATCTATGCCGGTGCCCGAGTAATCTGTTTCGGTAGCCATGGTAAATACATTTTCTAGGGGTCCAAATTTAGCGTCTGGCTCCCAGTCATAGATTTCTTCTCCCGGCTGCACAGGATTAGCGAAAATCGTACCGGTACTTGGGTTTAAAGGACTTCTACCCCCGTCGTTTTTAGACTTAGGAGTAACGACAACGCCGCGGCGCGTTGAGCGAATTGTACTTTTAGCGCCCGAATAATACAGCGCTATTCGTTTGGGTTTTGCGTTAGGCAAAGCCCCGGGTTCAGCCAGTGCTGCTCTGTACACGCCTTCCAACGAACCTCGGGCTAAAGCTACCAGCTGCTGCGCGTTCATTGCAGGAATAAAGCCTTGAGCTTCATTGAAGTTAGGGTTTGCGATTACGCGCATACGCGTGAGAAGACCTACAAAGAAATCGTTTATGTCGCTTAGCCACTGCTCGGCGATACTAATCTGCATCCCTGTGGGCTTAACGCCAAGGTTAACGGCTTCTTCCACTGCGTAAGCTATTAGCTCTACGTTACTTAAGTTTTCTTCCATGCCGGTCATGCGAGCAAACGCCACACGGGCCGTGGCAGCTTTGTAAACTTTGTTTTCGACCGTATTTTCTGGCTGAGTTTCCCACGCCTTTACCACATCAGCTAACGTGTCCAGCTGTTTGCCGGTCATTGCATCCTCAAGCCCTAGGTGCACACCCGCTTCGTGCATTAACACGGCGGCTTCTGTTCCAGCTTCAATGTGTTCGGCTATAAGGTGGATACGTCGGTTATCGTCGGGGTCAATAAACGCTTGTGCTCTTTCTAGCTGCGCCCGTGGGACACGCCCTTTTGTTCCTTTAATCGCGTCTTCAAGCGTATCATAAACTTGAATGGGGCTGTAAAGATCGCCAAGTGGACGCTGCTCATTCTCACTCTCAAGGTTAAACGCGCCCTGCCCGTCGTCTTCTAAAATTGGAAACCGTTGGCCCGGAACTTTGTTACCAAAAAGTTTTTGTACAGAATCAACTATAGCTTCTTTGGTTGTAGTGTTATTGCGGGTCTTGAATAACGAAAACCGAGTGCCCGGCTTTTTAAGTACTTTTTTCTTAGGCTTCTTGGTTACGACTGGGGCTGTTTTTGCTGCGCCTTGGACGCTTGCAGCTTCTCCATCTTGGCTAGTATCCGCTCCTGCTTCGCTGTTAACGGCACTCCCTTGTCCTTGGCTTCCCGTAGGTGGGGCGCGAGCTTCATCAGTACGTTCCGCGCTTTGAGTTGCTGAGCCTTGGTTACTTTCGGTAGCTCGGACGTCATTGGCTGTCTCCTCTAGGCGTTGTTCTATCTCGCGCAAGTCTGCGGTCAGCAGCTGAAGGTCTTCTGGGGACTGGTTTGATTCTTGGTACTCTAGGACACTCATCATCCAGTCGAAACGGTCTTGTTTACTTACCTTAGCGAACGCGGGTGTGCTATCAGATTTTAGGGCGTCCCACTCACTGAAGACCATCTTGGCGTCGACTTCTTGCATTGCGTAGTCGATGTTGCGTTGCAGGTTTTTGGCGTTCTGCTCTGCGGCTTGAGCGGCTACTTCTTCGGCTGAAGTGGTTTGCTTTTGGGCGAACTCTTGTATTTGCTTGGCAGTGAGGTCTTTGATTGGTTTGAACTCTTCGGGCGTAAACTCTGTACCCGCCGCCTCAGCCTGTTTCTGCGCTAGTTCGTTTCGTTCAGCTACCGCCTTACGTTCCTGCGCGTTTGCTGCTTTGTACGCTTGCTTAGATAGAGTGCCACTTTTTGCAATTTGGTTGCCCTCACTGTCGCGCTTGGTTATTTCGTTGTCTGTGTTTGTGGCGCTAGTGTTAGAGTAATTATTTTGACCGACTGATGCGACCGTGCTGTCTATGCCCACTTCGGCAAAAATACTACTCGACCCTTCACCATCGTCGGATACGTCGCCAAGGTTTTCAGCTGAGTTAGGGTTTCTGTCCACGGTGTCAGCAGTGTCTGCCGTCTGTGATATATCGGCGTCGACTGTATCTTCTGCGGTGGCTGCTTCTTGGCTGGCTTTAATTTTGGCTTGTCTCGCTTCGTCTGCTTCTTGGCGTAGACGTTCACTATACGCTGCAACTGCGGCGTCTTTCTCAGCTTTCGATGCCCTTGGCTTGAGAAGCCCTTGGGTCTCAAGAAACTTGGTTTTGAACCTGTCGATAGAAGTGGCTACGTGCTGCTTGCTTTGTACACCCGCGAGCTTGGCTATGTTGGTATCGAGAAACTTACCCCCAGCATACACTTCGTCTATCGCGTACTTTTTATCGCCAGTTAAGTGATCGTCGAGAACTTTAAATATTTTGTCCTGCGCCACAGATAACTTTAACGCCTTGGGGTCTTTTAGAGACTGAGCAGCTTCTTCGGTCGTCCCGTTTTCTGCTAACGTGTTAACAGATGGTTCCGTCACCTCAGGTGTAGCTTGTGGGTTAACCGCGGTGTTAGTAGTCGGGTCTGCTGAAACAGCCGATACAGTAAGCGCAGCTTCAAGGGCAGCGTTAAAAGGTTTAATTGTAAACTTGGCTGCGTTCAACGCGCTGTCTAACTCAGGGAACGCGCTCGACCAATCATCGGGTAGAACCTTAGCCGCCGCCAGAGCCTCAACCTTGGCTGTAGCCGTCTTCTGGCTGTAGACTTTCATTGCAGCGGGGTCAGCCTCAGGGACAGCTACTGGTGCTGGCTTGGACGACTCATTGGTCCCCGCTTTAACCTTGGGGGCTTTGCCTGCGTCTTTAAGGCGTGCGGCTTCGACGGCGCGTGTAATCTCGGGAGACAGCTGTGGTACCAGCGGCCCAGCCTGCACCGGTTGGTCCTTAGCCAAAGCCAAGGGTGACGGTAGTTCACCCTGTACCTGCGCTTCCATAGCAGCCGTCGACGCGCTTGGTGGGATAATGGTGCTGTCGGCAGTAACAGAAAAACCCGGGTCTTGTGGGCGCAGGGGGCCAGCAGTTTCATTCAGATTAATCGGGCTTGGTAGCTCTTTGTCTTGGGCTGGATTTACTTGCGATGCAGAAGCGGCCTCACGTTCTATGGCAAACGCTTCCAGCGCCTGTTCGTGTTCTGCGTGCAGCTGTTCTGTTTCGTTCTCTGGTGTAGTCTCTTTCAAGAACCGTTTCTTGGCGGCGTTGTCTTCTTTGCTGCCGTTTTTCAGTAAAAGATTGTTCTCCATCTTCCACTGCCGGTACGTGGCGTGTAGCTCACTGGTCGTGTCGTCTAAGTCTGCCACCCGCGCCTTTTTACGCTCAGCTACATAGTCTTCTCGGGCAGGAAAAAAGTCCACATTTCGTTGCAGCATTTCCTTGCGTGACTGTTCTTGCGCCACCGCCTGATCTTCCAGCGCAGCTTGCTCGGCATCTTTCTGAGCTTCCAGCGCAAGGTCGTCAGCCGTCCTAGCAGCCGCTGCGTCACGGTCTAGTTTAGTTTCAGATTGACTGTCGATGTACGCTTGTGCAGTTCCAGAGAGTGCGCCTAGACCTGCGCCTGTTGCCGCACCGATAACTGCTGAACTACCAACACCCTCGTACAAATCTTTTTCTTGGGCAGCGTTGCCGAATACCTGCTCCGACCCGCTCTGTAAAAATTCTTCGCCTGTTTCGCTGACTATTGATTTAGTTACCGTTTTAGCCGCAGCACCAAGACCTGCTTTTTTAGCACCTTCTTCGACAAGGTCTAGCGCCCCGCCGACAGCCATTGTGTCAAAGTCACCACCGCTTAGTTTAGCACCCGCTCGACCGATTAAAGCAGTAGTAGGCGCAGCCAGCAGACCGTACAGCCGTTCTGGTTCGTAGTCGTAGTTGCCTTGCGCCCGTTGTTCTATAGCGGTTTGCGCACCAATATCACCGGCAGCGAGAACACCTTCCCCAAACGCACCAAACGTGGCTCCGCTTCTGTTAGCCGCCAGCCCTGTAGCTTTATTTGCAAGGCTACCTGCTTTTGTTGAAGCGTTTGCCCCAATGGCTACGGCCTTACCGCCTTTACCAATGGCCCCGCCCAAGAATATATGAGGCAGCGTTTCGCCGATAAAGTTAATTACCTGACCAGGATTTTCGGAAAGATAGCCAGCGGCTGCGCCGCCTTGGTTCATGATGTAGTCTCGCACGAACGCTACTCGGTCGCCCATCGAAGCATCTTCGGGGAACGCAGGCATATCCTTGAGCGAGTCATTTAACGCAGCGCTAAGTTCGGCTTTTTTGCCCAGCTGGAAGTCTGACATAAGACTTTCGTCGATGAAGTCGCCAGCAGCGTACAGCGCCTCAGCCGCAGGGTCAGCTAGTTGATTAAGACCTTTGACGTAAGTACCTAACCCAACCAGCGCACCGGCGGCTTTAGGAACCGCACTTAGTACACCGGTAGCCACGTCACCAGCGTCTCGGAAAAAGCCGGGTTCTTCTGGTTCAGGCTCGGGCGACGACATAGTCTGCGACCGGACATAATCTAAGATTTCGTCTTCGGATGCTCCCTCAGGCGCAGTTACCGTGTACTTTTTGCCGTCTGGGGCTGTGACCGTAAATTTACCCATATTCGTCTTAGCCCCTTAATCTGCCGGTTCTATTGAATAACCATCACCAGAGGTAGCAGCCCCTCTGTTTCGCATGTAGTCGGCGACCGCTTTATCTAGGTCTTCCCCTTCGTACCCGGCGATTATCAACTTAGCGACGGCTTCAAGAGACTCTTCAATGATTAGCTTCTGCTTTGGCCCCGGCTGTAAGCCTTCCATGCTCTTTACGATTTCGTCGGCTTTTGCAGTAGCCAGTTCCGCCTGAGCTTTGGTTAGCTTTAGCTCTTCAGGCAGGTTTTTGACCTGCGCGTTTATTAACTTTGCACGCGCCTTATTAGCGCCTTCGACTGACTTGCTAGTTGCAATGTTCTGCTCCGCCGTTCTGGTTTCTAACCCAGTTTTTGCAGACTCCCGAAACCGTTCAGCAAGGCCGATCATAGCTGTGGGCCCAGTCATAGTTTGAAGCATTTCACCAAGTAAGACTCTGTTGTCTGCCGCGGCAATTTCTATGCGATCAGTACCGTCAGGGTTAGTTTCAATTATGGACACACGGCCATTAGCGTCTTCGGCCAGCCTCATCCCAAAGCTGCCCTCGCCTTCTCCGTTATACTCATCGAATATCTTTATGGCTTTGTTTAGGCCGTTTGGACCTCTTAACGCCGTAGTTACCCTAGCCCCCATTTCTAAGCCTATTTGAGAAAATTCTGCCAGCGCAGTTTCGTTACCTGTTTTAACGTATTTGTTGTAAAGTTCTGTGGCCGCAGGCATCCCTTCGAACGCAGCAGTTAACTGTAAGAAATCGTTTGTGGCTGCTTTTTCATCAAAGCTATCAGTGCCTATCTTGCCGTACTTACCGCTTTGGATACCCTTGTTATACTCAAATAAACCTTTTAGCTTTAAGCTGTCTCGTTCTGCTGTACTCTGAGACGCAGCGTGTTGCGCAGCTAGCGATTTAAGTTCTGCACTGTCTGCAATAAGTTGGAGATTCGACGTGCTTGCGTCGTTGTTAGCTTGCAAGTAGTCAGCTTTTTTTTGTGCTATTGGCGCTAACCACGAATAATCACTATCGGCAATTAATGTATCCGTAGTAGCCTCAGCCGCGGTTTTCTGGTCTGTTGCTATCCCCGCCGCTACCGCTGATGGTGCTTTCGCCACAGTAGTCTGTACGTTAGCTTGAGCCGCATCTCGTTGGTTTTGAGCAATACCCCGTTCGACGTACGAGGCGTCATCAATTATTTGGATGTCGGCTTCCTGTTGAGCTATCTGGGTCTCAAGTTCGGCAAGTTGTTTTGTTAGCGTTTTAGATTTTGTATTCTGAGCAAGCCATGCGTTAACACCTGATATGTCTGCTTCGAAGCCAGCACTTCTTGCCAGTGCTTTAGCCTTGTCGAGTTTTGGCCCAAGTAGTGTTTTAATTTCATTGCCACGTGCGTACGACAATGATGCACTAGCATTGTTGACATTGGCGCGAGATCGCATTTCAGCGGACGTAAGCGCCCCTCTCTGGTTAATTAGCTCGGCCATAATGCTTTGGTTAATCGTGTTTTCCCGCTCGGAGGATTCCAGATTAGATAGCTGCTGCCGGTACTCTAAACCGTCTTTAGCGTTGCCGTACTTCGTAGCAATGTCGCCGAGAGCTTTATATCGGGCTTTTTCTAGGGCGGTACCCTCTAGCGCTTTACCTGTCTTGGAGTTGTACCCCAGACCGCCTTTAGCCATGAACTTTTCGTCGTCCATAATATCGGCGCTTTCCCAGTCTTGCCCTATTTTGGTAAAACCTTTGTACACGCTGTTAAAATTATCGGTGAACTCCTGCCAACCTGATTTACGTGCCATTACGCCACCTCTTTCATCTCAATGCCGAGCATTGCGTAGTGTACAGTTTTAAACCCGTTGTACTCTCCAACAGCATCTGGGTAACTAAGCTCAACCTCGTCGGCCATTACGCCACGATACCGAATGTCTGGATCGCCTACTTCTTTCTTGTAGTTAAACTCATACAAAGTCAGCGCCGTGCGTTGATCCACACCGACTTCGACAATGTTTTCTTTTAAGCGGCGATCTGAAAATCCAGCTGTTTTCATAGCTGCGGCTCCCCCCATAATGCCGCCAATGTCACCAAGCATACTACCCTGAGTATTGACGTACGCACTGGTTTGGTTGTTAAGTACGTTGCTTAGGCCGCTGATCTGCATTTGTTGGCCCGAACCTATGGTGCCAGCGCCAACCGCCATATTACCCATGTAGTTCTGGCCAGCTGACTGAGCGTTAAGCCCCGCTTGTGAGCCTGCATTTGTCGCCCCGCCGTACGCTGCGGCTGAAGCACCGGCCAAGCCGCGACCAAGACCCGCTGCATCAAGTTTGCGTGCGTAGCCCATCTGGTCGGCCTGCGTCCTAGCACCTGTCATGGCATTGGCCCTAGTGGCTGCTTGCGCTAGACCGCTAGCTTGCTGCATCCCTGCAAAACGACCTGAGTTGGGGTTAGCCCCCATCGCTGCCATAGCTCGCTGGTTCATGGCTTGGCTCTGTCCGAACGCCACACCGGTATCTGCTGCTGCTTTACTAGCTAGGTCATTTCTATACGCTTCGGTGTTGAACCTTTGCGCGTCTGCAACCAGCCCTTGTTCGAGCGGTCGGTACGTGTCTTGCTGGTAATTGTAATAGTCTCGCGCTTGCGCCATCTGCTCCTCTTGTGCCGCCATCTGCTGGTTAGCAATTTGCTCTAGTATCGGGGCCGAGCGATCATATTGCTCCCGCGCAAAGGCCAACTGCTCACGCCCAAGACCCGCTTGGATTTGCGCTGCTTCTTTGCTTGCGTTTGCCAGCGGTGTATAATCGGGGGGTGGTGCGCCTTTAGAACCCATTGGTCTGTCCTCTGTAATAATTCTCGGGCCACAGAACGAGTACAATTACGTCTTGGCCTTGCATCCCCGCCTGTCTCATAACGCCCTCTTCCTGAAAGCCGATGTGCTTGTCCAACCTCAGTGCTTTATGATTGTCTTCTGTAACCAAACCCGTAAGCCGCCTTAGCTTGCATTGCCCGAACGCGTACACAAACGCGTTATCAAGCATTTCTAAAAACAGTTTTGTGGGTTTGCTGATTGCTATGTGGCAGGTTGCGTTAGACGGGTTGAAGTTATTAAAAACGACACCGCTAACTAATTCGCCATTTAACTCAGCGCCCATTGCGTAGTGGTCCCCCCACGAAGCCTCTTGATCGACTTGCTGCGCGACCCACCGGCCAACGCGTTCTTTGTCGTCAAATATCAACCTAGACGTGGACATGGCACTACCTGTTTACGTGTTAACACATAAAGGTACATAAAAACAATCCTCATTTTAACTCGGGCTTACCGGCCAAGATAAGCCAGCTTCTTCTACGGCAGTGGTCGGCACGGCTAATGCTCTAAGCTGCTGTCTGTATGTTTTCCAAGCAGAAGCGTCAGCGGGGGCGTCTGGCAGTTGTGTCCAGTCGGAGTCTAACAGGAGTTGGTTTCTGCGATACCGAAAAGTGACAGGTATTTGGGCAGAACCTCTACCGTCCACCCAAGCCTTTGTTTCGTAATTAAAGACAAAACCTTCTGAATTTGCAGGTCGACCAGGGAGGGCAGTTACAGTCTGATTTTGCACGTCGACGTAGTATTCGTCTGGGTCGTAAACTCCGCTAATTCGCCCAGAACCCGCTGGCTGGTTCGCAAGTATGTCCGACTCTACCGATGTCAGTGATCCCAGTATTTGCCCCGTCGTCATATCGTAATACGTCGCACTACTCATTTTACTGCTCCTTGGAAAGAAACTCGCAGCGAGGTCGCGCCACCGCCCATCCCCGAGGGACCGGTTAGCGTGTACGTTAGCCTGACCGGAACAGTGCCTAGCGTGCCATTTGCGTCGTAGGTATGGTTTATGTTCTGCAAGTGACTTCTTATATTGCTGTTAAGCACCGCAACCATAGGAGAAGCATAAAGACGCGCAGACAGCGTTCCGTCTATGTACAACTTAAAATCCTGCACTGCTGAGTCGGTAAGGTTAAAACTGCCTGCTATATCCCTACTAACCCCCAAAATGATGACATAGTCCGCAGTATGAGGAAACGACAAGTTGAAAGTCTGATCCACGTCTCTGTTATCGGCAGACGGCACCGTGTACGCAATAGAACG